CCACAGTCTGCAGCACAAGGAATGAATCAAGGTATTGAGACTCAGCAGATCGAGGCAAGAGCAACAGGTGGACCGGTTAATGCTGGACAACCCTACTTGGTAGGGGAGTTAGGACCTGAAGTGATTGTTCCACAGAATAATGGCATGGTTTTACCGAATCGTAATCCTGATCCAGCTATGCGTGGTTTACAGAATGGACAGCCTGATTATGGTTACGGCAATCGATATCAATCTAATCAACCTAAAGGTGTTGGCTATTATGGCGAACTACAACGACCAGATGGTGGACATTCCACTGAATTAAGTGTTGATGTTGGCAAAGGCGATATACCGGCAATGGTGCCAGGCTTATCATCAAAAGAAATGTCAGTCATGTTGACTGCAAAAGATGGTGATAAATTCCCTGACTCTGTTTATGACAAAGCGGCAAGTCATGCAGCCTTTAGAGAATTGAATGGTCAATCACCTTGGGCTGGCATTAATGATAGTAAAGAGTTGCCACCTGACTTACGGGAAAAGATGATTAGCCAAGCAATGATTGCACCTAATGATCCACCGCGTGGTAAACCTAAAAAGCGCTAAAAAATCAATTAACTTAATAAGTATAACCTGGAATTAAAATAATGAATGTAGAAAAAGAAAACAGATCATTTGGATGGGCTATTGAACAGTTAAAAGCTGGAAATAAAGTTGCTCGTGCTGGATGGAATGGTAAGGGGATGTGGTTGTTACTGGTAAAAGGTTTACCCATTGTTCACCCGGTGCCTGGTTCAGATTATTACAAGGCTGGAATAACTGAGTGCGAGATACTGCCACATATTGACATGTGGACGACAAACTCAGAAGGCCGTAGAGCGATGTTATGTGGGTGGCTTGCATCACAAACAGACATGCTTTCAGATGACTGGCTTATAGTCGAATAATGCCCCTATTGCAAAAAACGTAAATGTGGTAACATGTAACGCAGCATAATACAAGAATTATGATAGATACAACGTCAGATACATGGTTAGAAGTAGAAAGTTTTATTGATGAACAGCTGGCCGCATCAAGCCGCAAGCTGGCTTCAGTCACACTGGATTATAATTTAACAATGTATCACCGAGGAATAGTATCGGCACTGACTGACTTAAAGTCATTGTCAAACAAACAACCTGTGTCATTACTCACCAGTAATGAATACAGTTGATCTTAACAAGCCTGTCGGGAGACACGCACCATGTCAGATAATAACACCGCTGATTACAGCCGTGATGATGAAGATTTTGAAGAATTATTTAATGGTTTTGCTGAAGATGATGCAAAAGTAATTGAGGAGATCGTTAAAGAGTCAGTTGATGATGATAGTGAGTACGCAAGTGCTGATGACGTTATCGAAGATTCAGTAGACGACACTCAAGCACTCAAGCAACAACTCGAAGTCCTGCGTAAAGAACGGGATGATTTTGAGCATAGCTTCAAGTCTCAAGTAGGCCGTGTCAGCGCCCTGCAAAAAAAACTAGATAGCGAAAGCCCACCAGCAAAGAAGTTTGATGATGATCTAGCGGTTGCGATGGAGGACTATCCTGAAATCGTAAAGCCAATGATCGACTACTTTGAGCGTAAGTATGGTGACTTAGACCAGCGTCTAGCACCGATACAGCAACAAAATGATCGTCAAGATGAGCAGCGCTACATCGATAGCCAAATCAATATTATCGACTCGAACATACCGGACTGGCGAGATATCGTTGCGGGTAATGAGTATAAAAACTGGTTGACTGAGCAACCCTCAGCAATCCAAGCAATGTCTAGTAGTTATGATGCCCGTGATTATCAATATCTGATCGGATCATTTCAAGGCACCAAGAACAAATCAAATGAATTGGCGCAACGAAGGCAAACTAAATTAGCCGGCAATGTCGCAGTTCAGAGTAAAGGTGTCAGTAAATCATCATCGGCACCGGATGACTTTAGTTCAGCGTGGGAATACTACGCGAACAAGAAGAAGTAAGGCACTGTCGGGAGGCAGGGCAAAGCGATAGGCAGAGTCTTATCGTTCCTTAACAGGAAACACCAAACAGTATGATGGTTTTGTAACCCGCTAGCAGTGTTGGCCGGTCAAATAATAATCCCTTGTATAGATTTTGGAAAACAAACCGTTGTTTTCAATTATTTTTATATTAGGAATTATTTATGGCCAATACTACTTATGGCACCATTAGTCAAAGAACGGCAGCTTGGGCTGCAACTGAGATGTTATCTCACGCTGAACCTATTTTAGTTTTATCTAAATTCGGTCAGTCTAAACCACTTCCATCAAACAAAGCCGACACTGTTAAATTTCGTCGTCCTGTTCCTTTCGCTATCTCTACTACTGCGCTGACTGAAGGTGTAACACCGACTACTCAACAAATGACGTATGAAGATGTGACTGTGCAAATTGCTCAGTACGGTGCTGTTATTGCCATTACTGACAAAGTTGATGACTTGGCTGAAGATCCTGTATTGAAAGATGCAGCGATGATGGCCGGTGAACAAGCCGCTGAAACGGTTGAAATGATTACGTACGGTGCTATCAAAGCGGGTACTAACGTATTCTATGACACTATCGGTCACTCTACTCGTGTATCTGTCAACAGCAAGATTACTCTTGATCGTGTTCGCGCGGTTGTTAGATCCTTGCGTGCTAACAGAGGTAAACCGGTTACTTCAATGTTGTCCTCTTCACCTGGCTATGCAACAAAAGCGATTGAAGGTGGTTATATTGCTTTCGGTCATACCGATTTGGAAGCCGATATTCGTGCATTAGCAGGGTTTACGCCTGTTGCGTCTTACGGTTCACGTCAGCCATTATGTCCAGAAGAATTAGGCTCTGTTGAGTCTATTCGTTTTATCTTGACGCCACTAATGGTGCCATTTCAAGCGGCTGGTGCTGCTGTTGCCTCAACTGGTTTGATTGCTGACAATGCCACTAACATCGATGTCTATCCAATGATATTCGTTGCTAAAGAAGCGTATGGCTTAGTGCCATTGAAAGGTGCTAACTCAATCACTCCAAGTGTATTGAACCCTGGTACACCTTCTAAATCTGATCCATTAGGACAAGTGGGCTTTGTAGGTTGGAAAACTTACTTCGCTGCCAAAATTCTTAATGAAAATTGGTTGTGCCGTATTGAGGTGGGAGCGACTGCGTTGTAGTTCCATTATATGATTGCATAATGACAATGACTAGGTATAATGATTCCATATTTTTAATTAAATCATGGAGTTATTATGCCTATCATAAGAAGTTGCAAGTCATGTGGAAAAGAAATAAAGATTAGATTAGGGCGTAGCACTGAATATTGTTCGACTATATGCAAGCACAAAGATAAGCCAAAACCGCAAAGAGCATGTGTGAATTGTGGGCAAATGTTTATCATTAAGTCTGGGTTAGTCGCATCAACCCAAAAGACATGCTCTGTAACCTGTCGAGATGCAATAAAGCCTAAGTCTGAAAGACCTTGTGCTAAGTGTGGGAAGTTTTTTTATTCACAAGCTAAAAATAAAGCTCGATATTGCTCGAAAGAATGTTCTCCGGTTGGTAAATCAATAACAAAATCTTGCGAAGTTTGCGGGACAGGATTTGATGTAACAAAAGCCAAGTATGGAAAACAATACTGCTCAATAGTCTGTAGAGGTAAATCTCAGCAGTCTAGGGTAAAGAAGGTGTGCGTTATTTGTTCTAATGAGTTTGATGTAAAAACAAGCGATAAGGAACAGAAAACATGCTCCATGCAGTGCGCTGGAGTTTTAAAGAGAAAAGAAACTTTAAAGAAAGTATGTGTTGTGTGTGAAAACCCTTTTGAGGTTTACCAAAGCAGGCCAGATGCTCAAACATGTTCTCATGAATGTGCTATTGGGGTAAGGGCTGATGGGGCAAAAAGAAGGGCTTTTATTGAATGTGAGCAATGTGGTAAAGATTTTGACGTAGCTCATAGTCACGCGGATAGACGAAGATTCTGCTCTAAAGACTGCATGAATATTTCTGATGCGTTGAAAGCAGAAATATCTGTAAGAACGTCTAGCGTAAACAATCCTATGTGGAACGGTGGGTATGTAAGGCAGAGCCAAGGGTATGTTTATAAGTTCATTAAAGGGCATCCCTTTACATGGAAACGAAACTACATTCTTGAGCATAGATTTATAGTGGAAGAAAGGATGAGGAGAGAAGCTCCAGAACATCATTTCTTGGTTGAAATAGATGGGGAAAAGTATCTAAGCCCTGATATTGACGTGCATCATATGGACAAAGATAGGGGCAATAATGATCCAGATAATTTAATTGCAGTAACCGGATGGGCGCACAGGCTTATCCATAATGGTAAGCCGCCATACAAAGGCACTTACTGGCCTGACACCATAGAAGTTTTTATTAATAATTAAATAAGGAAAGCTCATGCTTGATTTTGAAACATCAGAGAACAAAGAAGAATTGATAGACCATGCTAAATCACTCGGAGTTGATGCTAATGCTCGCTTCAGTATAGATTCTATAAAGAAGCAAATCCGCGATGCAAGTAATACTGTGCCGGTTGTTGCTGATAAAAAAGTTAAACTCATGATCCATAAAACCGAAGGTGATACGGGATCTATTGATGTGCCTATCTCGGTTAATGGCAAGACGTGGTTAGTTAAACGCGGTATGGAAGTGATCGTACCGGCCTTCTTAGTTGAAGTGCTTGAGCATGCGGTTAAAGACATCTATGTCCAAGACGAAGTCACTAAGTCGATTGTGAAACGTGAAGTCCCTGCGTATCCGTACAGCGCCATGGCGATCTAAATGAAACAGAGTGCGCTCATCGCGTTAATCAGACGTTACTCCGGTGATGATGTAGAACCTTATGTTGTACCAGATACCGTATTGGCCAGCTTTATTAGTGAAGCTGAGACAGAAGCCGCTGAACGCGCTCAATACTTACGACTGGATAGCACTTATGATATAGCCGTCACCTCTGGTGTATCGGTCTATGCCATCAATCCCAGTGTTATTTTTATAGATTCAGTTCGGTTGAGTGGCGAGAGCAAGCCGCTTATAAAGACCACTCGACGCGAGTTGGATTTTAATATCAATAAATGGATTAGCGAAGTCGCTACTCCTAAATACTATTTTCAGGATGATACCAAGCTCACGCTGTATCCAATGCCTGATAAATCTTACACGATGCAACTGGACGGCTCACGTCGGCCTATTGTGTCAATGGAAACACCCAGTCAGTACCATGATGATCTCAGTAACTGGTGCCTGTTTCGTTTCTTCTCCATCAATAACAGTGGCATGACGGATGTCAATAAAGCCATTATGTATTCAGGACAATTTGATAAGGCCTTTGGTCATAAGCGTAATGCGTTATATGACACGGTTAATCGAGCCGCCTCAGAACAATCTACTTTATATCGCAATCCATTCAACTAGGAATCAATCATGGCTTCAGTAACCGATGCAAAAACCATTATTGATAAGGCCAGTGTCATACTCGGTGATGTTGCAGCAACAAGATGGACCACAGCCGAATTACTCGGTTGGCTCAATGATGGACAACGCGAGTTAGTCACCTTAGCACCGCAAACCAATATCAAAAACGTACCGCTACACCTAGTCTCAGGTATTAAACAAGCTCTGCCTAGTGATGCCATTATCTTACTCGATATCCCTTATAACTCAGGATCTGCCGGCACCACAGTGGGTACCGTGATTAATCATGTGCCGAAAGAGATCATGCTTAAACGCATACCAGGTTGGACAGCAACACTGCCCAATAGCGTAGTGAAGCATTACATCTATAGCGCCAGTGATCCACTCATCTTCTATATCTATCCACCACAGCCGGCAGCAACAAAGTATGTCGAGTGCGTGTATTCAGCCGTCCCTGTACTAATCGCTAATGCAACAGCGGGTACTAAAATCACCCTTGATGATCAGTATCAAAACGCTCTGCTGGATTACCTTTTATATCGTAGCTTCTCTAAAGATACTGATAGTGCCAATCAAACAGCCAGAGGCACTGAATACTATAAGATGTTTATCAGCGCTATTGCTTCAAAGATGGGTGTGGACAGTACCTTAAGTAATCCTACTAAAGCACCGCAGGCTTAATCATGGCGATTAAAATCGATCAGTTTTCCGGTAAAGCACCGAAAGTCAGCGACCACTTGCTAAAAGATAATATGGCAACAGTCGCCACTAATCTGCGTATCGACAGTGGTGCGATTACAGCGCTAAAAGGTGTAACGCAAGTCTCTACTACGACCAGCACTAATAGATCGATTTATTATTACAAGAAACCAAATGACACTGATCCGCCCTACCAATGGTTAGGCTGGACTGCTCAAAACGTCAAAGCGATCAGAAGCCCTGTACCTAATGATCGCTATAATCGTATTTATATCACCGGCAATGGTGAGCCTAAGTATCTGTATTATGATACTGTCGCTGCTGCTCCTAGTAGTGAGTATCTGTTAGGGGTGCCAGTACCGAGCATAGGGCCTGAACTCAGCTCAGTAGGCCCTACTAGCAATACACTCACCGGTGGTAAAACATTTATAGTAGAACCTTTGGGTACAAAAACAGGCGGTGCAGTTGAGGTTGACGCTATTACTTCAACAGCAGGCTCTTTTGTCATTGGACGCTATTACACTATTGCTTCATTAGGCACGACTACCTCACAAGCTAACTGGAATACCATTGCAGGGACTACAGGGAAAACCTATGTCGTCACGCCAGCCACTCCCAGCGAACTCAATTCTTTTGTCTGTAAAAATGCCGGTACGGGGAATGGCACGGCAACATCATCTAAAGGTCTAGCGCGAACAACAGCAGGTACAGATTGGAATGTGCAAGGGTACTATGCAAAAGCTATAAAAGATAACTGCGTTTTAAGATTCTCTATTGCTAATGTGGGAATAGGTGGTGTGATTATCGGCATTAATACTGATCCTTCGGTAGATAAAAGACAGATAGACTGGGCTATCAAAGGGTTGCCTGATGGCGGCTATAGAGTCATGAATAATACTACCATTTTAGCAGGTAATAGTAAGGCCACTTATGTCAGCACTGATGTATTTGAGATTGAGTATATTGGTACCACGATTAATTTTAGTAAGAATGGTGAGATCATTTATTCAACCTATGATCCAGTCAATAAAACAAAAAATAAAAAAGTAGTAGGTGGGCAAACATTCCAAGTAGATACATCGTTTCAAGGAGGAACAGGATCGGGTACTTTCTCATTAGTTAGTGACATAGAATTTGGTCATTATGAAATTGCAGCACTATCTGCAACCATTAACGCAGGTCAATTTGTTGTAGATACAGAATACACAATTGTCTCACCTGGCACAACGAACTGGATAGCTATTGGTGCAGTCGATAATAATACTAATACTAAGTTTACAGCAACAGGTGCTGGTTCTGGAGATGGTACAGCAACAACGAGTAACATATTTAAAGCCGGTCAAGTGACCCTAACCAGCAACAATGCTTATACTAAAATCGATGGTACGATCATCTCTAAGATAGGCGGTGGCACTAATTGGAATACACAGGCCACATCAGCAGAAAGCATTGTA